GATAGGATTGTATTTGTTACTGCTTACAATAAGGTTATCGTTAACCCACACATGTTGTGCAGCCTTAACGTTATACTTAGTAAGTATGTGACAGTCAATCCCAAACTTAGACCAGAATGATTTATCTTCTTGGGCGTTCCAAGGACGTGATTTAATTTGTATAGTAGTAGTAGACGGTTCCAAATCTTTAAGCTCTTTGTTATGCACGCCTACATATTTCTTAGTAGGTGCTAAAAAGCTAGTAGTAGATATTCCTAGTTGAAAGTCATTATCAACGAGTCGATACGTGTCAAATCTACGAAGCCCATAGAGCTTGGTTAGAAATGTAAAGCAATCGCCTGTATCACCGTTACTAAAGTCTTTAAAGAAATGCTTACCACTACTGTGCTTAAAAATTGTAAAGGAAGGAGATTTATCTTTGCGGAGGGGAGAGCACATAGCTCTACCATATTTAAAATCTTTACCTATATAGTATGAAAAGATGTCTAGGCAGTTAATTCTGCCTAGAATCTCTTCATCTGTTAATTCTACTACTGTGCTACCATACATTAGAATGGCATATCAGCTCCTCCTGTAGAGGCTACAACTGTAGCAGCTAATTCAACTTGTGCATCTGGCTCAGGTTTAACAAGTTTCTTCTTGTTCCAGTCTGAGATATAGATATTAGTTTTATCTGCAGGTACTTCCATACCTTCGATAAAGTTAGGGTATTTAGGTAAAGACGCATATTTACCACGGTAGATGAATAACATTCTAAACTTTCTACCTTGGAATTTCTGTCCAAACATAGCTACAACTTTGTGGCCATAGTCTTCAAAGCTAGTTACATCTGCAATAACAAACTCTGACTCAGCCATACACTTTGTTGCAATGTGCTTAACACGACGTGATACATCTGTTGCCTGCTTCTCTACATCACCATACTCTGGGTTAGCAGGGAATTCTGCATGCTTAACTGTTGAACCATTGCCTTGTCTAAACTCAAAGTCTAGTCTCCCGCCTTTGTCTGTGTTCATAGTCACACTTACTAATTCGCAGTTCTCTACGATACCTACTTGTGGCATTACACCACCTGTGTTGTTACTTTCTACGTTAGTTCCGTACATTTTCTCTCTTTTTAAGAATTAATTACTAAATTATTGATAAGCTTCGATAGCATCTGCTACCAATTGTAAATCGTTTGATATTTTAACAGATTCAAACATGTCCTTTGGGGATTTACCGGTATTAGTCCCATCGTTTTGTGTGATAAACGAATATTCCATACCCCTTTCTCCCTTTGTGACGTCTGTATACAATACAATTGTAAACATACCCTCGAGAGTAACTACATTGTCCATCATCTTACCGATAGTCTTTGCTTTTGTTACTTTGTTACCATGTGCATCAAAGGTAACTTCCGAGTGCATCATAAACACAACTAATAAATCATCACGCATAGATTTAACTGCATTGACTATACTCCAAGCATTCTGAGCAATCTCAGTAAACTTCTTGAAGCCAGTCTCGTTAGCTCTACGCATGTACTCATTAGCCATAGTGTATTGATAATCATCAATGACAATCGTCTTTACATCAGTACGTTTCTCATTAATGTAATTCAAACACTTTAGAATCTCTTGTGGTACATCGCTAGAATAGAATCTACCGTCAGGATTTTCTTTAGTGAATGAAGGGTACTTAGTCTTCCATCCTTTGAATGGTAACGCCTTACGGGCTACGTTTACAATGAATGTTGACTCAGGGCTTAGATTCTCAATTGAGGTGGATTTCCCTGTTCCACTCGCGCCAACTATTAATACTTCTTGTGCCATTAGTCTTGTGTTTCTTGGGTTTGTGAATTACTAGAATACGATGGTACTGCATCTAGTATTTGATTGTGTGCAAGGTTGTTTTCCATAAGGGCTATACATGGTTCACCCTCACGAACTTTTAGATAATGCCAAAATATAGAATTATCTGTAGGCCATCTCTTTGGCCCATACGCCCTAATTCCAAGCATCTCTGGACGGTGTGTTACCACTACAATGTCAGAATACATGTAACATGCATCTGCACCAAATATGTCCTGCTTCTTAGGGTAATGTAAATCTGGATTCTGGATACGCTCTGACGCCTCAATGTTACGGTTCATCTGAGAGATTAAGATAAAAGATACCTTAATCAACTTCTTTAAACCATTAAACATAGCCATCAAGTCATAGAGTAAATCTCTATCTTGCGCACCGCCTGCCTTCTTTACAAGTAAAGTATGATCTAACATAACGATAACCGGTTTCTTCATCTCTTGTGCAAACTTTAATACAGTTGTCTCAAGAGATTTTACACTACCAGGTATATCGACATAGTATATATCATAGTCATTTAGCTTACGAGCTTCATTTACCGCGTTCATATAATAGTTGTCGTTGAGACTAAAATTCTCTGACGCACTATACAGCTGCTGTGTAGTAATCTTCATCTTGTTACTAAGCTTACGAGCTACAAGTCTTGAAGATAACATCTCAAAGTTAAATGATAGTATTGCAAAATCTTCGTCTGGATTCAGATCTTTTAAACCTGTCTCCAATTGACCAAGAACTGCAGTCTTACCGCTACCAGACATACCAGCAATAGTTGTGATTGTCTGCCACTCTATACCACCCATAGATATGTTGTTAAACTTTTTCCATGGAGTAGTAAGAGATTTGATCTCACCTTTTCTCCTACCATCAATATAGCGTAGTGCTGTATTAGATGCTTGAGAGATATGGCGCCAAGGTAAAGCCTTGTGTTCTTCGCTCATATAAGATCTTCTCCGTAATTTGATTCATTAGTACTTGTTGGAGTATCGAATTCCATCTTCTCATACATAGTCCAAGATTCTTGGTTTATATAAGATGACATCATTTTCCAACGTGGACGAAATTCACCAGACCAGCTAGCACGCTTCCTATCTTCTTTCTCATTATCTAGAGCTTTTAGAATTGTTTCGTGTAGATCTGGGTTTTTTGTAATAAGCGCAATATACCTTAGTTTATTACGCTTCTTGTCATTGTGTAAAGGCCTGCTTTGATCCTTCATAGGATAAGCACTCACAAATTGATTCCAGCAATCTTCGCATCCTCTGACCGTAAATAAATCCAACGCTTTTTGACGGAGAGTAAGAGAGTTATCGGGCATTATTTTCACAAAGCCACGCTCCTGTAATTTAGTCTCGTCAATAGGTAAGATTTCTAGGTACTTAGTAAGCTGTTTAGCGTTCTCACTCTTAATGAGCAAGTATACGAATTCGCTTGGTGTCAACTTGTTGCCCTTTAACTTGGTTAAGTTTAAAGACACTTTCATTGCAGTTTAAATAATTATCTAGTTCCTCTTCAGTTAGGTTTACCAAAAGTTCATCTGGTAAACATCTCATTCCATCTTCACATTGTATACAATTAGTCATTTTCTTTAAAATTACCATCGCAGTCCCAGTGGTTTGAAATAAGGAGATATAAATATACGTCATTTGGGTTAATTTCGCAACCAAATTCCATCTTAATTATATCTGCCACCGCCTCCGAAGGTAGCGTGTCTAGCTCTTGATAATAAAACTTTAACACTTGATAAATATGCTGTATTTCAAATATATTTACCTTTTTACCTTTGTAGGGACTGTCTTTTGCCATATTATATTATTTAATATCCCAAAGGCGGGTAATCATTGTATGCATCATACGCATCTACACCGCTTTGGAAGTCTTGTTTGTACTCATCTAGTACATACTCTTTTGTAAAAGTATGTAATTTTGTATACTTTTCCAAAGCATTAGAGGGATGAGCAGACTTAAGCGCTTCAGTACATGCATTATAAGCAGACCATAGCGTACGCCCTGTAAACACAGGAGATTCAAACCATTCTTTAGTTGATTTTGTAAGCTGAGGACTGTTTAAAACTCCTTCATTTACAAACAACTGTCCAAAATAATCTGCTACTTGCTTATCGCTAAAAGGTATATCACCCATAAAAGATGCATCTTCTCTTGCTAACTCATATCTAGAATCTACATCCTCAAACAACTTTTGTATAAGTTTATCAAGATCTTCTTCTACATTCTGCGTATGTTTACGCATCTTAATAATATCCCCTACGAACATTAGGTTAGAACACACAGTTACTTGTGCCCCACCACACACACCTACAGGTAATGTCTTGTCGTAAGAGTTACGAAACCCTATCGATTTAGTCATGCTGTTGTTATCTCCTTCCCATACTAGTGAGCCAAACAACTGCTGTCCTCTTTGATTTACTTCATAGTTATGCTGTGAAGCTTCTCTTCCGTAATGTTGGTTACCAGCCTCAGTTATCTTTGTAACTAATTCCTGGTGACTTACTGGTACGTAAGTCTCTGTTTTCTCAGGCACTCTAATAAGTCCCAACTCGCTAAAATCTACTACTTTTGCCATTTTGTTATATTGTAATAAGGGTTTTTAAATGATTTTAAATGTTTTGCAATGTAATTTGTGTTTACTGTAGGGTAGTTAAATCCAAACATCAACTCAAATACATTTTTTGTAACTAATCCAGTAGTGTCTTTTTCTACTACTACTACCTTTTTCTTCTTTGGTTCCAACGGAACATAGTCTAAATACTTTTTACTTGGCATAATTTACTTGTTTTACTCGTTTAACATCTTTCTATAGTCTTTTAACTCTTGATCCATGTCTACTCCTGCAATCTCTAGGCATTCTTTCAAAGAATCTAGTTTATGGAATAGATGGTCTTGGCAGCCACACTCTTCTTGATCTTTCTTCTCTAGATCGTAGTAAGATAGTACGACATGCACAAGTGCTTCAACGCCTTCTCTGTCAAGTTCGAGACTGTCTAACATCTCGTCTTCTCTTTCTGAGTCATCGTCATTTTGGTTTGCTGGGTGTAGGGGACTATCGTCCCACCAATCTTTACTCATCTTAAAATATGTATCTAATTGTGTTCCAAGGTATTATGCGATCGTGTAGAGCTGTAAATGCATCTATGTACAAACTCTTCAAGTGTCGCGCATACCTTACGTTAGTACCTCCGAACTGAGATGTCTTCTCTTCTTGCACAGCGGGATTCCACAAGTGTGGCTCTGCCTCGGGATGTCTTGTTAGATTCTCCTGATGCTTCTTTTCGTTGTGTGTTAGGAATATTACCTCAGCTAGCACCTTGTCTTTGTTACTCACATGTTTGTCAAGTAACTTAAACAAGTCTTCATAATCCTCTAGCCAGTTATCTTCTACAATGACTGGACTAAAGTTTACATGGACATCATAGCCTGCATCTATGAACTGATCAATAGCTTTGATTCTATCAATAATTTTAGATGTGTGTGGCTCATGTATGTCAGACATGTACTGTGGCATCAAACTAAATCTGATGCGTATCTTACCTTCAGGGTTAAATAATAGTAGGCTACGATTTACATGCTTGGTAGCAAGGCTGCCCATGGCAACCGGATGATCTCTGAAGAACTCAAAGATCCTTTCCCAATCGTGATACTTAGCATGAAGTGCAAAGTCCTCGTTACAACTAATGTCGTAGGTAGTGTACTCTGCATGTGTTTGGTTGGGTTTGTCTACCGGTGTAAAATAAGAATGGTTGTTTATCTCTGTTAGTATGTCCCCGGTGTTTGTTGCAACTGATAAGCCGTCTGGCTTGTGCCGCTTCATGTAACAATAAGAACAATCGTATAAACAACCATAACCGAATGATGGTGATATAAAATCTGTGCTGCGTCCTGATGGTCTGATAGTAAAAGTCTTACGTTTTACTTTCTGTATCATACTACAACTTTGATCTAGATTTCATCTCGTCTTCTATTATGTAAATAAATCCTTGTATGTAAGGACTCTTGTGCCCTTGCTCTCTAAGCTTAGTTAGATCTTCATAAGCTAACTTAAGTGTGAGATCGTCTAGTACTTCTACTAGTTGTAGCACGCCTCGTCTTTCTAATCTATCCATAATTTAATCTTTAGTGTTATAAGATACAATGCAGATGACTATCACTGCTAATATAGTAGCTGTAAATAAAATTAAATGCATCATTACCTAACATTAAAAGGTTCTATTCCAACAATATCTTTTAACACTGTTGCAAACTTCCATTTCTTAAGGCTGTCTACATACTCAGTAAATACATACACCTCATTGGTTTCTGTATTTAAACATATCTTACTTGCATCTCCTTGTGTTATGTAGCATTTTCCTAACTCTTCAGTGGCATAGTATACCCACCAACCAGTTATAAATCCTCCCTCATCTTTTTCTAATGCAAAGTAATCTGATCCAACTATAATTCTAGTGTCTAGCTTTTTACTGCCTAGTTTATCATACTCATGGGTGAGTGGATCGTAGTTATAAACAGAATACTTTTTAGATTTGTAGTAGTCCTGTGCTTGCACCGTACCCCCTAGCAGGAACAAGCATACAATTAATACTCTCATAGTCTAGTCTTTATCTCTTCGAGTTCAGCTTCAAGCGAATTAATCGCATTAGCGTTTTCATTACACATTCTAGTTAATAACTCAAGTTGTTTGTCTATGTTAGAAAGCTGCCCTTGCTGCAAGCTTAGTAGCTCGATAACTCCATCTAGTTTCTCGCTTTGTTTCATACTGATCTGTGCCATAATTAATCTTTTTTTAATAGTAGTTTAACGTTTATCAGATTTGATAGAGGTATATTAGTCCTATGAACGGATTCACAAAGATTATATACGCATCACTAATGATAATATTCTATATCATAGGTATTATGTTATAGAAAATGAGGGGACTCCCACAGTCCCCTCGATTCTCATTGCTGATTTTCAAATCTAATTGATTTGATGCCTGCTTTCACAGGACTTGCTGTGCCCAACTCACGCTTGGTACTCTCGTTACTTTTCTGTTGTTTTAGAGACTTGTTCTCTGACTCTAATTCTTTTACTTTTTTCTGCAGCGCTTGTATTTGCGCCTGTTGAAATTCATCTACACTCATATTGTTATTTCGTCTATAGTGTCCACCCAACTCACACTCTGTCCTTCTTGTCTTTTGTTAAGCCAAGAGACTTCTTGTGTGTTTGGTGCATACAAGTTAATAATAATTGCTGTCTTGCCTGGTACATATCTAATGATACGGCCCGTACGCTGTATGTTATCCAACTTACGAGAGTTACCAGCAGCAACAATACCAAGGGAACAGTCAGGGACATCGAAGCCTGCATTCAGTGCTTTAACAGAACTAATAACTCTTTGTTTAGTCCTGTTATCTTTAAACTTCTTAAGTATCTCTGTCTGTTGTTTCCTAGTACGCTTGCTGTGAAAGCTGAGGCAAACATCCCCCAACTCTTCTTGCACATCGTCAGCAAATTTAGTTGACGCACTGAACAATAACGCCTTGCGATCGGCAAATT